GGTGAGAATCTCCTGGTCGTGGGGCAGTTCGAAGCGGGGCGGGCGAGAATCCACCAGTTTGCGGAGTTCGTCGGTGGCGAAGTCCACCACATTCTTCTCGATCACCGCATCCTCGGGGCGTTCCCGCTTCTCCAAGGGCCGGTCGTCGAACTCGACGGCAACCTTGGAGGAGAAGTTGTAGCCCTTGATGCGGCGGGCGATGTGGTCGGGGGTGTAACGGGCGTTCTCGCCGCCGAGCATCTGCCACAGCGGAAGGCCGTTGCCGGTCTTGTCCATCGCGATGCAACGCAAACGTTCGCCGTAGAAGTCAAACACTGACCGCACCACGTCGGCCTGGTCCTCCGCTGAGATGCGCATGAGGTGGATGCGGGCGAGGAGCCGCAGCAGCGACTCGTGACCCTTCTGGGCGAGTTCACCGAAGATCAGGATTTCGGAGGGGTCGCGGGTGTACCCAACGTCCATCCCACCCCAGAAGGAGGTGTACTCCCTGTCAAGATGGGAGCCGGGGAACTGGAGGAAGTGCTGGATGGCCCCGGTGCTGGCGAGGAGTTCGTCGTTGACCTTCGTCTTGGAGTAGATGTCGTCGTTGTACGTCGTCGCCCACGGTGACTCGTTGATGCGGACGCACGCCATCAGGCGGGCGAGGACGAACACCGGGTTCGATGCGTCACCGTGTTCGCCGTAGATGTTGCGGCGGTAGTCCACGTTGTCGGTGGTGCCGCCGTACACGGCGATCTTCGCTTTGCGTTCCTTCTCCGACCAGGTGCCACGGTGCATCGCCATGTACCGGTGGACATAGAAGGGGATGTCCGGGTCGAGGCCCATGGTGTACCGGTAGTAGCGGTCACGGATGCCTCGGGACACACCGTGGCATCGCCACTGCGCGCCAGGTGTGCCGGACTTCATCGTCTCAACGAGTTCAACCCAGCCCTGGTCAGGGAAGTCCTGCATCTCGTCGGCTTCCAGAACGAGGGGGTGCATACCCTTCACGCCGCGACCGTCACGGTTGGGGAGACGGCTGATGATGCGGGCGTTGTTGATGAACCGCACCTGGAACTGGGGTTGGTGGTTGATGCCGTTCCCGCGCTGGGAGGGGAGGAGTTCGCGGCTGATCCGGTTGGAGTAGATCATGTTCTCGATCTTGTCCGTCAACGGGCGCAGGTGGTTCAACTCCGGTGCGGTGATCAGCATCTCTTGGCCGGGGTAGTTGAACGGGAACGCGAACGCCCGCATCTGGATGCCCATGGACTTGCCGAGGGATCGTCCGGCTTGGTCGATCTGGTAGGTCTCTTCGTTGTGGTACCAGGTCCACTGGAAGTCCCACACGCGGAAGCAACGGTCGGGTTGCTCTTCGTCAACCCATAGGAACTCGGCCAGTTCGATCCCTGATGGGTCGTCGAAGATGGCAGCCAGGTACTTCTCTTCGTCAGTTAGTTCCGGTATCGCTGACATGTTTGAGTTCCATCACCTTCGCTACTGCCTCGGCCCTGTTGTGTACCTTCAGTGTCTTGTACACCCTTGCCAGGTGAGACTTCACTGTAAGCGGCGAGAGGTGCAGAGTTTTACCGATCTCCTCGTTGTTGCATCCTTTCGCAACAAGGTCCAAGATTTTCGATTGTTGTGCGCTCAGTCCCCGAACCTTGTCAGTGTTCGGATGGATGGAGTATGGCACCTCTACGGGCACTTCACGGAGCAGGATTGCCACCTGAGGCACCTTGTCTAACTCTTCCAACGCACGTTCACACGCCTCGGTGGGTGACATGCGCTCGGGGAACATGATGGCCATGCGCAGTACGGTCTTCGCCGCCTCCATCTGCAAACGGGCGTCGGCGTGCGCGGCGGCCAGGGCTTTCTCGGGGTCGATCATCCAGTTCTCTGGATGTCGGATAGTCGCTTCACCAGTCCCACGGTGAAGTTGGGTTTCGCGGTGAAGACCTCTTCGAACATCTGGAAGATGTACAGGGTGCGGTACTCGGCGAAGTAGAACGCTGACACTTTCCCGGCCTTCGCGATCATCTCCAACGTGCGCATCGAACCTTCGATGTCGTTGGGTTGAACAATCTTACGTTCCCCGCGCATAAGACGGATAAGACTCCAGTAGTGCATGGGTATCTTCGCGGAGAACGCCCTGATCGACTGTTGACCGATCAGCGCCTCAACTGCTGACCCGAACGGTTCAGTGGAGTACGTGGGTGTGATCATGTCCCACAACTCGTCAAGGCTTCCGTTGGTGAACTTCGGTCGCCTACCGGACTTCTTTACGGTGGCTTCATGTGCCTTGGTGATGACGAAAATGTCACCAAGGATGGCGTGCATCACGTCGGGTTGCTCATCGAAGAATGCAACCCAGTCTGATTCGGTCAACTTCGTGGTGGAGGGATAGTTCTGCTTAGCACGCTCCCAGTCGGCCACGTTGCCGCTCACTAGAGCGTACCCACCCAGAACTTCTGATCATTCGCTCTGAAGTAGTCATCGACTTCTTCGTACTCTGCTCTCATGTGCTCATCAATCCACTTCAAGATGTCGTCTGCGGATTCCAAGCCCAGTTTCTGTCTCTCATGCTCCGTGGAGCGGAGAAACGTTCCCGTCATCGAGAACAGTTCGTTGATCAAGTCCAGTGAGCGGGTCAGTTGCTTCTCACGTCTGATGCCGTGTGCCTTCGCCGCCACCTGAAGTTTAGCGATGTACGCCCCCACCGATTCGAACTGATCCTTCTCCCGCTGCGACTTCGTGAGACCGAGGTCGTTCTGGATGGTGGAGATGATCGGTGAGGTCTCCTTGATGTTCTTGCGGACCTGCTCTTCCTGCTGCGGTGACAGGAACCCGTCGTAGTCCCTGCCTGAGCCAAGCCACAGCGTCCACCGGTGCATCAGCGTTTCGAGGAAGATCAGCCGGTCCAGCCCCCGCATGTCGGAGGCGACATCGAACTTGTTCTCCGAGATGTACTTCTTCTTGGCGTCGTTGTAGAACGCCTGCTCGTCGAGGTGCTGGAGTTCCAGTTCCTGCCCAGAGATGGTCTTGACCTTGTAGGTCTGGTTGGAGCGCCCCGAGGGTCCAGTAGTCACAGGCGGATGATAACGGGCGTTACCAGGAGTAACCGTCTATCAGCCGTTCGGGTGATAACTCGGCGTGTCGCTCAAACAGCGGCGTGTAGTTGCTCAGCCCACTCCATGAAGGGGGGCTCCACGTCTGGGTCCACCTTCGCGATCATGGAGAACACGATGAAGGCGTCTTCCCTCATCTGGGGGTGTTCCGCCGCGATGCCTAGCCAGCGGGCGACCGCCTGGGCGTTGACGCATTCGTTGGTGTCCGCGAACACCTGGTACTCGGCGTAGCGCCCGTCCCAGTAGTCGGTCTCTATCCTCTCAGCCACACCAGACACGAAGGCCCGAGCCAACGGGTCCTCTTTGACTCTCTTGAACTGAGCCCTGGACAGGTAGACGACCCCCTTGTTGAGGCGCCAGACGAAGAGCATCTTCTGGGTCGCCCCGAGGGGTGCCTGGACGAACGTCCACTGCACCTGGGGGCGGATACCGGGGGTTTTGCGGAGGGAGTGGCCCATCATCATGAGAGGACCCTGATGGAGCGGTACTTGTTCGGGGTCATCGTGATCAGCCCGTCCCGCTGGAGCCGGTACAGGTGATGCCGGATCGCGGACTTGGCGATGCCCTGGTCCTCAGCGATCTCCGCCATCGACGGCGGGAACCCGCACGTCTCGTGGTACGCCCTGATGTACGCCATGATCGCCTCACGGCGGTGGACGCCCTGTTCGATCAGTTCAGCATGAGTGGCCATGTCCAAATGTTAGCAGTAGTCAGTCCAGTTACACCAGTGCGCCCCATCAGGATTCGTCGAGTAGAAGAGGTGCAAAGCCACCGCATCCTGAGTGGCCGGTGCCCACGTCTGCGCCTGACCCGACAACCCCGGATACCCCGCCCGAGCCGCCCACTCCGAAGCATACGCCGCGTGCAACTGGTAAGCCCCACCGCAGCCGTACCCCTCACACCCACCCGCGTTGTACGCGGAGTAGTTGCCACCCGACTCGTGACTGCGAATCGTTTGCAACAAGGGAGGTAGTCCATCTGCGGTGGTATTACTCGCGCCCCCACCCGACGTGGAAACGGACGTTGTTGCCTCAGCCTGTTCTGCGCGTGACGCGGCGCGACGCTCACGACGCTCTTCCTGCCGCGCTTCCCGCCGAGCCTCTCGACGCTCAGCCCGCCGCTCCTCGATCCGCTCCTGCCGCAACCGCTCCTGATACCTGTCCAACCGATCCTGGTCACGCGACGTGACCTGCGCCACAGACACCCGCTCCGCGAAATCTGCTGGAGCCAACCCACCGGGCACTACGGCTGGACGATCCAACGGGTCAGCAGACGACGACACAGCGATCCCAACGAGCAAAGCACCCACGGCCCCAAGCAGCAGAAAACCCCCGACCCAGAGGGCGGGGGTGCGATGCCGAGACGGCTTCCGATGTTTAGACATGCGGACCACCGTAGCCACCCAACAAGGGCCACTGTCAATCTTCGCAGGTCAGAAAGCGTGTCCTGGGCAAAGTAACGGACGCAGGAATCTTCTAACGACCGGAAGAGGACAGACGGGGGGCAAAGCGAGAAGTCAAAGTCAACCCCTCTACCCCCTGCGCCTCGCGTCTAATCCCCCTATCAAGGGGGACCCTGCTGATCCTATTTCGAATGTCAACCCCACCGTCAACCCCCCAGCAGGGTCACAAATCGGTTACGCCGGGGCTGCGCCAGCAGTCCACGTACCCGTGATCGTGGTCGCAGCAGACACGTCCGTAGAGAACGTCACAGCCACACCAGCCGGGGTTGCGAGGGTGAACGAGTTCGCATCCGGCACCGTCGCCACCGCGTACACCGTGTCCGTGGCCAGCCCGGTTCCACCAGTCAGAGCGGTGAAGATCACCGGGTCACCCACGTCAAGACCGTGAGCGGTGGAGGTGAACAGTTCAGTGTCCGCCTCACCTGTGGTCGCCGGGACCGACACGCGGGTCCAGTACGCCTCAGAGCCGTCACCGAGGTCAACCGACTGGCCAACCGTCCAGGTGGTGGAGGGAACGGGCAGCGGCAGAACCTCACGAAGGGCGGCGAGGGTGGCCGGGACACCGGTGCCAGCAGGCCCGAACAGCCCAGTGGCCGCCGTCGCCGTGGTGGCGTACGGGTCGATGTCAGCGTCAGCGTCCGCGTCCAGGTAGACAAGGACAGCCGGGAGGGCATCGTTGTCGGTCAGGGAACGACCGCCAGCCTGCTCCCACACCCAACGGATGCCCGTGCTGGACGCGCCAGCGGCACCAGAGTTGTAGGACGTGAGCCACCGGGCTCGGTGCGTGTTGTTCGCAGCGGTCTCGGCGTTGTTGTACGCCGGGTTGTCGGTGTTCGCGCTGACAGCCACAGTTGCCTCCTAGAGTCCTACCCCTTAGATCGGCAACGGTGGTGAGGAAACTCACTCCTCGTCGGCGGGCGGCTCTTCCTCTTCGTCGTCAGCGAGTTCAAGCCCGTTCTCGTCGGCGATCTGCTGGATGGCGTCCTCTTGGCTCATGCCCTCGGCAACAAGGTCACCAACCGGATCAAACCCGGCCTTCAGGACGGTGGGGGCTTCGTCCACAGGTTCGTCCACAGGCTGTGGATCAACGACCTCATCGACCTCGGGGGTGGGGTCGTCGGTGTGGGGGTTCGGGGCGAACGCCGGGTTCGCCTGAGAGAAGGTGGTCTCAGTCATCGTCGCCCTCTTCGTCGTCCTTGACGCCGTACTCACGCTCAACGACCGGGGCGGCAGCCTTCTCCGTCTTGGCGGGG